TTTGCATTTGTTGCATATACGTATCCTGTTTGTATTGAGCTTAAGTGTATATTGTTAGGATTGTTTGTTGCAACATTATCAGTTATTGATACTGAACGGTTTTCGCTATCTTTAACTGTCACTGTTATTGCACCACCTGCCTGAAGAGGTCCTATTAATTGAGTTGTTGCATCCCCTGTATATCCTGTAAGTGCAGCGCCTGACCAAACATATGTATATGGAGGTTTACCTGCATGATGTATTACTTCTGCGTATCCGTCGTCTGATGCAGCGTTAGAATGGTCAACAATTCTTAATTGCGCTTTTATATTATTATGCTCCATTGCATAATTCGCTTCTGCATCCGTACCTAGTGCGTATTCCCATAAATCTTGAAAATGAAAGCCTTGAAAAGATTCCCAGCCAAACGAAGCTAATACGTTATATATTATATCTTTCGATATACCTTCATATAAAGGATTTTCCCTACTATTAATATCTTTTGAATGAGATATGTATGTCCATAATTCATCGAAATGATGTCCTACCATTTGTACAAATGTTATATAGTTTTGATTGTCGCTGTCTTCTCTAATATGAAAAGGTATTGATTGTTCTAAACTGTGTTCATTTATTACGACATCATAATCGGTGGCTCTTACAGATTGTGATGCAAACCATTCGGTTGCTTCGGCTGAATCAACTTTAGCTAATTCATAAGGTTTATATGCATTTGTCTTAGGCCAAGTAGACGGCCAAAATATACCATAAGAACTAGATTCATAAGAACTTGATTGATAATATAAATACTTTTCATATCCATCAAATCCATTTTTTATATCTTCTATCTTACCTTCCCACTCATGTTCATTTGTCTTTGTTATAACAGACTTACTATATTGTGGTATTGCTTCTATTTTTGCAAGAGACGAACTATATGCCTCTATCAATCTCATTTTATACTTAAAGTTTTCTAGTCTTTCTTTTGCAGAACTAAAATGTACAAAATTTCCATAATCTCTATAATCTACATTTAATTCTGTAGAACCTCCTATAGAACCTGATAGATATTTATTTAATATACCCTGCTTGTTTTGCTTGTTGTGACCTAGAAGATGGTCCCACGTTTCAAAATCACTTGGTGTAATTCCTGATTTTACTTTTAATTCAAAGTTTGGACCAGCAATAAATTTACCTTCTCCTTCTGACTTAAGAGGTACAACTTTTACTCTATATGTTATTGGTGCAATTAATTCTTTTACTAACCACAGTTTATCTTTAACTTCAATTGTTTTTGGAAGTGGCTCATATAATTTGAACATGATACCATTGTTTATATCCTTTCTCCAATTGACTACAAGAGATAAACTATTACCTCCAAAATTTAATAAAAAATCTTCAAAACAACCATATTGATTAGCACGTCTATCAAACTTGAAACTTCTTATATCTGCTAAGAAATTATTGTCCTGTGATACTGTCCTAACTCTTATTTCTTTTCTAGACGAAGAGATTTCTTCGATATATAATCCATCTATATGACCTTCATGACTTAATATATTTCTAAAAAAATTATATTTTACATTATACCGACCTGAGGCGAAACCAAACTGTCGTATATCATTATGAATGTCTAATTCTAAATGTGGTTCTGTATTTGCTTTATCTGTTGGATTATATGAATTCTGTGTCCATCCCTCTAATTCATAATTTGATGCTATAAGATTGTCGGCACTATATACGTGAAACTCTACAACATCTTCTGGCTCATCACCAAAATTTGTATATAACAACCTAGAAGGTATCGATTCTAAATCTTTTGTTGTATATCTATTTAGTCTCATTATATTCTATATCCCATATCATTATTTAATGTACCTGGTTCGTCAGCGTCTTGATATGTATCACCTCTTTCAGGTTCTATTATTGGATTTGTATATAGTGAATTATCCTCTTCCTTGTACCAAGATTCGTTTTCCTGCTGCCAGTATATTGCATGCCACATATCTTCTTGAGGGTCATATATTTGTTTGTTATCTGTAGTTTTTACTTTCTCATCATGTTCGTCTGAGGCATCGTTCGGAATCCATTCGTATTGATTTGTAAGTATTTCTGATTCAGAACCATCAATTGGATTTGTCACAGTCAATCTAACTTCTCTTATTTCTCCTGGACGTTCAACATCTAAATCAATAGGAAAGCTCCATTGCTTACCATATTTATTTGCAACTTGGCAAGTATATGTACCTATATTTTCACGCTGTATATTTTCTATCGATAGTATTCTCGTTGTTGAAACTATCTTGTCTATATCTCTAGAATCATAGTTTGTTATACCTGCAGTAAATAGCCATTTGAAAGTTATTCCTTCTCTATCCTCTTCCTCTAACTCATCGTCTATCCAATTGTATGCATCACAAACAATTAATAGGTGGTGGTTTGCTCTTATTGAAAACTTAAACGAATTAGGGTCTTTGTTTCTACCTAACAAATCTAATACATGAGCTCTACCGTGGTCAGTCATTGCCAATTTAGCTTCTTGACCTTCTCTTCCATCCTCAAATGTTCTATATATATTTGCAATATCAAATTGGTCAATTGTTGGAGGTACTTGAGGTCTTTCTAAATGAGACGTATCTAAATCATTGAATCCTGTATCAAGTATTTCGATTGCGGATTTGTCTTCCAAACACCGTCTTGCAGCACCTACATATAACTTTGTTTTCTCCCATTCGACTTTTTCATTTTCATCCGATATAATCATAGTACCTGCATTTACAAGTTCATTGAGTTTTTCATCAGAATCCAAACTAGGAGCTTCTGCATCAATATCATATTCGCCTTTCATTTGTACTGCCATATTTGCATACATCTCTGTATATAAATCTACAGGTCTGTCTCTAACTACTTCTTGAGAACTTATATTTCCTATTTCGTCTCTGTGCTTTGTAGTTTCTACTTTTAATCGGCGTTTATTTCTATAACGACCACTAGCTATCATACTAACATTTTTTCCAGCAGGGCCTCGTCGACCTAATCTGTTTTTACGTCTCATTCTTGATAGCCTTCCGGTACCAGTATCTTCACCTCCAGAATCGTTTCCTTGTCTGTATCTAGCCATTTATTATCTCACAACCTTAAATAAATCTTTTATATCATAATAAGTATAATCAGTCGAACCTGATGCATATCTTAATTGTATTTTATAGTATCTCTCTTCAAATAAACTATCAGCGTATATATCAAAATAATTACCTTTTGAATTTGCTGATACTCTTGTATATGTACTATCATAAGGTATGACTGTTTCGTTTGTTTTAGCGTCTATTACAGAATACTGTAGAAGAGTACCTGATACAGGTCTAATGTCTAACTCTGCAGAAGTTGTTCCGTGAGTTTTTACAGGATATTTTTCTCTACCAGTACACCAAAATCTTATTTTACTTCCTCGCTTATAGCTTCCTCTATTATGCTTTAAGTAAAAGAACACAGAGGTGGCTTCCGCCATATCTAATTCAGTGTAGGAGTCTGTTCCAGTATGTGAATGGTCGTTCCAACAAACTTCTAATCTTGGAGGATATATAGTATGAGTTTGTTTTGAAAAGAATTTGAACGAACCATATCTATTTGTATCTTGTTCCTGTGAAGATGATAACATAATTAGAAAGCCTTCGTTTGCGATAACAGATTCACTCATAACAGCTAATGCTGTTGTCACGTCTGCTCTTAAATCTTCGGTTTCGTCTGTAAATGCAAAATTAGAAACATAGTTTGAAACGTTGTGCCAATTACCTCCTCCATTATGAACTTTACCATTACTACCAGTTGTATTTACAGCAAACGTTGTAGTCTTCCATTCTGTACCTGATATATCGTCTCCAAATCTATTTACCCAACTAACACCTTTAAGTGTTTGTGGTGTGTTCTGCTCTCTACCTGAACCTTCTGTCCAACTTCCTGAAATTGGCCAAACTTCGAAAATTGGATTTGAGTCGTCTAACTGAGATACTTCTGTTGTATATAAATTTAGATATGCTTTAGGTGTAGCGTCTGACCATTGGCTGCCTCCACTTATTTTTGTCCAATCTATATCAAATTTTACAAGAGCACGAGATAGATATGTATCAGCTGTCAAACTAGATGATACAATTTTTCTAACTTCAAGTATTTCATCAATACCTGTGTTTGTGTATTTCATATTTACATTTGCAGTGCCTGCTAAAGTACCTTCATATATTGTAGCGTCTTTATTTGGAAATATACTATATATCATTTTAATATCCCACAATTCTAGCTTTAATATCTCTATTTGGATATTTGACTTCAAATATAGATGGGTCCATAGAAGGATATATAACACCATCTTTAGAAGCTTCTTTTATATCATATATATTACCACTATATCCTAAAGCTTTATTCCATTGGTTTGTAATTACTAGATTTTTAATTGTTTGAACTCCTTCTATAGAATCTAGTTCAGTTGCTATTTTTGGAAGTATTATTGGCTCGTTTATAGACCAGTTATCTGGGTCGAATATACATTTCAACTTATTTATAACTCTTAAAATTACTTCCTTGTTTTGATAACCAGGTCTTGGCATGACTGCAACTTCAACCCCTATATTAATTATACTTGCCGTTTTTATATTTATTGCATCTGTTAACATTCTATAATTTGAAAGATACATTTGAAGATTTTTCTTTGCCATAACAGTTGGTGGCATTAATGTTTTATTGTCATCATAAGCTAAACAATATAAATTTATAGCAAGTGGATTTTTAACTTCATGTGTACCAACAGTTTGTATAAAATACTGTTCGTCTTTATCCATATAAGCTTTTGCAATACTACCATACTTTTGTGGCATAGCATATGTTCTTGCAATATAATCTTCTCGGGTCACTGCTCGATTTTGAGATGCGTAATGAGCTAATGCGTTATATCGTATCTCTTCAAGTGTCTCTTCGCTTCTACCTCCTACAGCTGGTTCTAAATTTATAACAGCCAATGAATTTTTTGCAACAGTCACTTGACCTGCGTCTAATCCATCTTCGTCCAACATTATAACTTTACTGTTGATTTTGTTTATTTGTCGAGAACCTACATTTGATTCCAAACCTCCACCGGATAAATACCTAACAGTTAGTGTTTCATCATGAGGTGCTTGACCATAAGCTCTTGTGAACATTGTATTAACAGGGTCGAATGCTATATCTACATAACTAGTACCATTCATATAATTAGCTGTTGTATTACCATAAGGCAGTGACGAACCTATGTTTTCAGGATTTGGTACAATTACTTCATCTGGCTGAGAAGATATTCCTGCGCCAAACCATATCTGCGTTTCGTTTCTTTCATTGATATGGGTTGTAAAACGTCTTGCAGTTCTTCTTAATTTTAATATATATGGAGCGTCATAATTATACTCTGCCATTTCAGGGTCTGAAGCCCAGTTATTAATAACGTCTTCAAATATATTATCTTGAGCTAAGTATGGTACCTCATACCAAACATTACCAGCGTCGTCTTTTATATCTAAAATAGATATACATTTTGTATCTGCTAGTTTTATTCTTGTATATTTTTCAGGCTCTCCAAATGTAAAGCTTTCTGTTTTTACAGCACCTGCAACTGCTGTCACTGTTTTCTTTAGAAGATAGTATTCTGGATTTCCATACGTCTCATCAACTTTGTATACTGTAGTTTCTCTTGGGCTTTTTTTAGTATTTACTCTAAAATCTATAGGGTCTTGAGTCATAAACATAACACCGCTTTCAGTCTGCAATTCCATACCTGCGCCTATCTGCATTGCATATGAAAAATCAGGTTCTGAACTAGCTTGCTCAACTGGTACAACTTGATAAACAGACATCTCTACAATAGAAGGTACTGTTGGTTTTGTTTTATATCCAAGAGCTCTTGCTAAATCTATTACATTTCCTCTTTCCTCTGCATGTATCAGTAAGCTCTCTTTCATTTGGTTATCGACATAATATCCAAGAACATCACCTACATAAGCAGCCATTTCTATAAACATCATTCCTGGTGATGTCTCGTTAAAATCATTATATACATCAGGAAAGTAATTTTTAGCATAGTTTACAAGACTTTGTCTAAAATTGGTAAAATCTTTGTTAAGATACTTTAAGTCTCGTGTTTCTTTTTTATCTAAATTACAGTTATTTGCCATTATAAAGCCCCTACATTATTTATTGTTATCATCTCTTTGTTTATAACGTCAGTATATAAAGAAAACCAAATCTCTATATTAACTCTATTAACATCAGGGTGGACTTGCTTTATATTTACGTCTAATAAATTTACATAACTTAACCATATTGCTGTTTGGTCTTTTATGTTTTTCTTTATTGAATTTATTATACCTGGTGTTATAGGTTCGAACAACAATCTATAAACATCGCAACCAAAATTTGGATGCATATATCTTTCACCTTTATTTGTTAAAACCAAATTTCTCATATTGGACTTTGTCTGCTCTCTTGTTGTATACGATACAGTAAAATCTCCATTTGTTTTTGTTGGTTGTGGGTGTAATCCCTGGTCGTCTGTTAAACTACCTGTTATGTTTACACTTGTATCAACAGTGCTATATTTTGCTGCAGCTTGAGCGTCATTAGATAGAGGAAGCGTCAATCCTATTGAAACGTCCTTTTCAAAATCAATTGGGTTATATCTAAATTCGTCTCTTCCTCTCATTACTTGAATCTTTTAACTAATTCTGAATAATCTCTATTTAGAGCTTTATTTAATGCTGGGTCTAACTGACTTGTATCAACAGGTCTATTGTTTATATCTGTCATTGGTGCAACTCCACCTTGAATTGATGCAAATCGACTTCTTATATCATTTTGAGATATTTCTGGCCAATCATCACTAGTCTTTGTTTCGTTTAACACTTCATTTAACATTGAGTTTTTTGTAAAATTTTGCTTAGGTTGTTTTTGACTTTTTTTATTTTCCAATATATTCAACGCTTCATTTATTTCGCTTTGAACCGCTGTTTTTATTTCACGTTTTACAACCTCTCTGATAATACGTACCAAATCTTTCTTTGTCATATATACACTCCTTTACTTTATATATAAATATCATAGTATTAACTTTATTATAGCCAAGTGGTGACAGGTACCATATAAGGAAGCCAAAAAGCCTTGCCTTGACTAAACCAATCCATTATTACCATACCTGCTGCGTTTATCCACGGACCATTTGTTTCAGAATTCATACCCATACCATCAATACTTGCAAAATCAGGACCAGGTCCTGGAGGTGGTATTGTTATTGCTTGGTTAGGAGGAGTGCCTGCTATGTAAGCAGCTGCAAAAGCCATAAACCCTGCTTGGAGTCCTGTATGAGCTGGCGTGGCAGATGTCACAGTTAATAACGTCGCCTCCATTGCAGATTTCGCTGCAGCTAATGTATTGCTTGGGGGTATTATTCCCTGAGCACCTAATTCAGTTGCTTCTGCCCAATTTGCAGCCCACTCGAAAGGAGGTGCTGGTGGAGGTTTTATACCTAATTGATTGGGTACCATAAATGGGTCACCTGGTATTAAATCACCTTCTGTATATTCTGAGAATAGTGGCGAATCAGGGTCATTTCTTTCCTGTATTTTTTGTACAAATGTAGCTGTAATAAAAGGCATTATTGTAGCATCGATTCTAATTGTGTTTTAAGTTGTGCATATATAGGTCCATTTATTGGAGTTCCACTAGGGCCACATGGAGTTGGATGCACTTCCATAGTTAATTGGTTTAGTGTTTCTAATAATATATCAGCAAGAGCTGTAACGTTTATCTTCCATTTCGAAGTAGACAAACTTATTTCTTTAGCCGCAGATATTAAAACACTGTCTGCTTTTGCGTTAAATATAAGTCTATCAGAATTAATTATAATTTGAGGCTTGTCCATATATGTATTTAGTGGCTGCATTGGTACAACAGGACCTGTTGGTATTGCAACAGATTCTGGTGATTCTGGACTTGCTAAACCTATATCTATCTTCTGAGTACTTGTCATCATTATTGTTGACCTGTCTGCATTTATGTCTTCTATTTTATCTGAACCCTCTGCTGCGAATTGATTTGTTAAAATCATTATTGGGTCACCAGGACCTCCACCTCCTATAGACCAATTGTCAACTGTTTTAGCACCTGATACTGTCGAGCCTAAACGTATGCTGTTATCGAATCTACCTTGAATTAAAGTATCACCTTCCCAATGATGTAGAGGTGAAACATCTTGGTCTTTGAATGTATGACCTAAAGTGTCATTTTTATAAAACTCTTTAGAACTAAAGCTTGCATTAGGTACAGAGTTTTCATTTCTATCTCCCCAAGCACTTACATTTGCAAGATAATAATACACCAAAGACTTAGGGTCGTTTTGTGCTTCAAGAGCTGGTGCTTTTACACATACTACAAGCTCACCTTTCAAAGGTAGTTGTCTAACATCCTGTCTTAATGTCTTCACCCACATTGCACTTTTTTCTGGGTCTTTTTGATAATCCTGAGGGTCTCCATAAACCTTCATCATTATATCACCTATACTTGTAGAATCTTGATACAAAGGGTGGTTAGAATCCAATATAACATCTAAAACTTCTCCCCATATTATTGTTTGGTTTTGAAGTTTTTTATTATGTTTATTCTCTCTAGTTTTATTTGTAAATTTTCTAAAAGCCATAATTATCTATCCTGTGATTCTTCGACTGCTTCTAATAGTTGTCGTTTCTCTTCTTCTGTCAACAAAACTCCAGATTTGTCTTCGCTTCTTGTCATACCTCTCTGTACAATCGCAGCCATTTTAATTAAGTGCTCGTCATTCTTTACTGCAACTTCCATATACTCTTTTATTATAGGTACAAGTATTGTTGCATCTCCCATATTTTTAATCATAGGTTGAAGTTGTTTTATTAACTCATTTATTTGAGCTTCTTTTTTTCTTGAATTATCGTAGATATCTTTCATAAGACCTTCAAAAGTCTTACCTTCAAATATCTCTTCATTTTTATTTATTTCCATATCACTCTCCTTATATATAAATATCAAATATATAAAAAACGAAAACCTGGGGTATTATCCCCAGGCTCTCTCAAAACTATTATATAACTATGTTATTATAATTACTTCTTCGTAAAGAATGAAGCAAGTATAACTAGTACAACTAATCCTATAAATCCACCATTACCTAAAGTAGTTAATAGTGAAGTAAGATTAGCCACAACGTCCATTCCTAGTACATTAGCACCAGTTAGAACATACCATAAAATTGCTAATGGAATAAGTCCCATAAATACTGAAAGTAATCCTGAGAAAAATCCATTTACCATCTTAAATACTGAGTCCATAGTAAATCTCCTTTTGTTTATCTTTGTTTTGTGGCATTATTGCCTACGCGTTAATTTCAATATAATACTTAGAATTTGAAACCGAATCCTAAAGTAAGATTCGTAGTTCCCTCTCCAGTATTATAGATGACCTTTGGGTCAATATATACATTATTCCTTATCGTAAACATTTTACCAGCACCGACAGACATTCCATCTGTACTGAATCCATCCAATCCTAAATATCCGAAAAATCCTTTCCAGAAATATCTAGCATGAAAATCGATATCCATGTCAGCAGTCGAATCCGCTTGACTTATAGACGTACCAACCATAAGGTTCGACGTCACTCCATATCCGATTGTTGGTGATACTGACCAATCTGTCCAAGCGATATTTGAAATATCACCAGCACCTACGTACCAATCACCTTGTTGTTGTGCTTGAGATGTGAAAGCAAATCCACATACTAAAGCTATTGTTAAAATTAATGTTCTCATAAAATTCTCCATTTCTAATTATATTAAGGTATTATTACCTACCAATTAACGCGCTGTGTCATCAAGTCTGAAACTTTCATACTCGATAAGTTTTTGTTTGAATTCTTTTTTTATTATATTTACAACCTTTGATATGTCTTGAGTTTTTTCATTTGTCATTTCTCTAATCAAAACATATAAAGCTTTCTTATTATATTTTTCTATATTTTCTCTTCTACGAAATAATTCCAATACAGCGTATGCTATTTTTTTATCAGATTGTTTTGTATATCTTGTTTCGATTGTTTCGTCATAAGCTTTTACAAATATATCCATAAAATCTTTTAGTGCTAACTGTCTTTCTTTTGAAACTAATTCGTTTGTGACATTTCTCTGTTTGTCTATTGCTAATAAATTAGTTTTAGACTTTAACATTTTATATGCTTTATTATTTGTTTGTATACAATAGTTTTTTGCAACAATACTAAAATATGAAAAAGCACGTCCTTTATTTTCTGTATATTTATTAAGCTTCTGTAAAAGGAATGCGATTACTTCATATTGCTTGTCTTCTGTAGTGCCATCCATATACGGAAACTTAAATCGGTTTATTATATTTTGAGCTAACTTCCAAATTGGGTAATGTATGTGCTCAGCATATATTTTGTTTCGCTTCGCCTCGCTTTTCTCTTTATTATATGCAACTATCGCCTTTTCGTTTATAGGCGTAAAATACATTTTGTTTTTTCTTTTACGACCTCGTCTTTTAACATTTGGGTCTAAAAGTTTTTCAAGCTCTTCTTTATACTCAGGTAGCTTTTCATAAAATTTATCTACCGGACTAAGCTTCTTTGTCATTGTCATCCTCCAGACCATAAACAATCTCCTTTAATCCATCAAATATAGCACCAACCTCATCGTCAGATTCAAAACCTCCTTTTGTGTCTATTTCTTTCATAGTGCTTATTGTATTTCTAATTTTTATTTTCAACTCTGATATCTCATCATCTGATTCCAATAAATTATCTTCCAAATCTTCAACTTTTCTCATCAAATTAATTGTCGAATAAATAAATATAGCTGTTGTACAAATGAATATAGCTTCTATCATTTATCATCTCCAAATAATCCTGCAAATATATCATCGACTGATTTGTTTGCTGTTGCTGTATCTAATGATTTCTTTTTGTGCTTTGTATTTGAAGCTTTTTTAACTTCGCCTTGTGTTTTATTTATTTCGCCTTCGATTTTTGAAGCCATTAAATCTGCTTGGTGTAATACTAATGGCATATTGTTTTTGAATTGTCTGTCGGTATTATAATGCTTAAAGTATTGAGTGTTTGCCTCATCGTATAAACCATCATGTACCATAATTGTAATCATTTCGTTTTCAGAGAATTCAATACCAAATTTTTGTAATAACCATAGACTTCTATGCTGTACTGGCATCCACTTCAATTCTGGATTTAGATTCCAAAGTGAACCTTGATTTTTTCTATGCCAATCACTGGGATTTGGTACATATAAATCTTTTTCTAAATCACCATACTTACCTAAGTCATGATTTAGTGCAGCAAACATTAATTCGTCTTTTGTATAACCTTGCATTGGCGAGCCCATCGACTTCCAAAGCTCATATGTTTGTTCAGCGCATTTACATACTCTTAATACATGTTCAACATATCCACCTACAAAAGCATTGTGATAATTTATATTTCCTGAAGCTGGTGTAAACATCATTCTCTCTTGGAATGTACTATACATAGCTTTTAATTTTTCTTTCCTGTCTCCTTCAAAATTGTCATCTATAACCTTAATTAAGTCATTCCAATTTTGGAGTAATTGTTCTTCTGTTAAATTCATGAATTTATCTCCTTTTGTACTTTTTCCCAATAACTTACTGTTGCATTCTTGTCCATACCTCTAGGTCCACCGTTCCAACATCTTGCAATTTCTTCTGCTTCAACTAATCCATAGTAGTCTGTATAAATCTTAAACATCTCTATTGATTTTTCCCTGTCCCATCTGTCTTCGTATGTGTATACCTTCCACAATCCTTTTTTTCTAATAATCCTATTTACATCATCGACCATAGTTTTTCTTATCTGTAAACAGCCTACAGCATCTTCTCCAATAGCATGTGCAGAATCATCATTTCTACTTTCTACTCTTATAATAGCATCTAATAAACTATTCCATTCTTTTTGTAGAAATTGAAAATTAAATATATCGAGTTTTTGACTTAATGTATCTATCTCTAATGTTAAGCTATCTATAATTAAATCTCTTTCTTGAATTTGTTTAGTTAATTCTTTTCTCTCACCTTTTTGACATATTGTCTGATATGTAAATAATAGCATCATACATGATACTACAAAAATATAAAATAAATCTTTCATAAATTAATCGAATAATAATTTTAATTGATTAGGGTCACCTGTTTTTTTATCTTTACCGAAGTGTTCTATAACGCTAGCGTCGTTATATCCTAATGAGTGTGCAAGTCTCTTACAAGTTAACTTAAATTGCTCAATAGTTAAATCAGTTGGTACTTGAAATTCTATTACTTGAGGTTCTTTTGATTTTATACCTCTTGTATATGTTATTTTGTCTAATGGCATTTCTTGTCTCCCATTTTTTCGTTATTATACTTTAATATAACAAATTTTTCCGACTTATGAAAATAATTAGCTGAATAATTTTGCAACCAGTGCTTCGGTAAGTTTACCGCGCATAACCTTACTATAATTTTTGATTTTTTGATTGACAATCTTTTTGTCTTTTTTCCAACGTAAACTTTTTAATTCTTTTTTGAGTTTAGCAACTTCTACAGCTGCTTTTGTTTTATATACTTCTTTCTCTTTCTTTGAGAGACGTTTTTTCTTTTCTATAACAGTAGGCTTAAGAGTTCCTTTCAGCTTAGGCTGCTCTTTACCTCTGTGGTATACGTTGCCATCCTTATCAACGTACTCTTTCATAAAATGCCAACCTGATGGTCTACCAGTATTTCTTTTTGCTTTTATTTCTGGTGGGTCGGTCATTTCCATTACGCATTCGTGGCATGTGATTGCATCAGCGCCTTCGCCACAAACATCAAACGCTCCACAGCGCTTACATTCCATATATCTATAAAGATGTTCTGGATTTTGGTTCCATCTCGAACCTTTTCTATATTCTACTGCGTATTTTTTATTTTTTATTTCTTTCGTCATATAAATCTAAATCTTGTTTAATTTTATCTATTTTCGAGTTCGATATTGGAAACTCGCTTAATAAAGTCTTCATATTATTAAGTATCTTGCCAGAAAGTCTTAATTCGTCATTGAAGTCATCTAATTGATGTAAACCTTTGGCTATCTTACTGTTAAGTACCTCAACTTTCTCTAACCGGTTCAAACCTTCAAGACCTAAACCTGTAAATTCGTCTTCTTCGGGCTTTTTCTCTTTTATTTGTGTAAATGCAAAATTAGCAGCTACAACAAGAGCAATTGCTAATGGGTCAAATACAAATATGATTAAAAGTAAAAACCAATTGACTACTTGTCCCATAGGACGTCCTGTAGTTTCTGATAAATACTTAAGTGGACCTAATTCTCGCTGTTCTTCGTTGTTTATTTCTAAATCTAGTAATTCTGTATCGATTTTCATAATAGAATCCTGTACAGCTTCTAATTTCAAGTTAATTCTATCTCTATCGGCAATTGTTGATTCCAATTCTGATTGTAGAGCTTTTCTTGCCGATGACGATGTGGTTGTTATAACCTGTCCTGCTTCCTCAGAGTAATATGACACTTGAGTTGGGTTTGACAGCGATGTTCTCAAGTCAGAAATTGTCATATTGAGCTGGTCTTTCTCAATTGATAAATCTTCCTTATTTTCTTCGAATCTATTTTGCTTAGTCTGCAATACAACCAGTGATTTGTCTAAAAACTCTGATTTTGTTGCAGTCTCTTGATATGCACCTGATAAAAATCCATATATACCTCCTGATGTTATAACCATAAGTACAAATACTGCTACAGATAAATAAAATCTTAAAAATTTACCTATTGTTCCCCAATACTGATATAATAATGACGCTACCACAAGTTTTGCGAATTCTAATGAACCTGCCATTATAATTACCTGTGTACTTGCACCGGCAAATAGCTTACTTAAACCAAATACAGAATAAAACGCTGCTGAGCCAGAAACGGCTAATGCAGAAATTGCAATAAGTAAAGGAAATAGTCTTTTTTTCATAATTACCAGTTGATTTTATTTAATCTTCCGTAATTATCATAAATAATAGTATATAGAGTTTTACCATCGACATCTTTTGTTCTAATTTCAATTTCTAATACCCCAGCTTTCAAAAGTTGGAACCTAATGTCGTTAATTTTTTCTTTACTATAATTACTTATACAGGTTAGATTACCTACAAAGCTAACTACTACATTTTGATAATCAACATCGTCTTCACCTTCATATTTTTCTTCGTAATTGAAAATATCGGACTTATTAAATGTTGGTGAATTCTCATCAGTTGGCCAAGTACCTGGATTTTCATCATATTTAGGAATTAATGGCAAACCATCGATTAATCTATCAGCATATAACATTTTAGTCTTATTATCTAAACCGTTTAACCATTTTGCAAACTTTTTTTCGTCTTTTTCAAAAATTTTCTTGTCTTCTAAAGACATTATTGACCAAAGTTCATCATCAGTAAATGTAGGTTGTTCACCTTTTTTGATTTGACTGTCTTTTTTAATTAAATCGTCCCAACCAGCTTTATCCCAATTGACTTTTTTGTTAAGTTTGTCTTTGCTAAATGACTTAATCATTTCAATCATAGCATCCATACCTTCTTTCTTTCTTTTATTTATAATATCTTGTTCTGACATTGTTATTTTAGGTATTAATGCTTGTAAATCCGATTCTAATATATTTTTAAGCTTTTGACATTTTTCATACTCCTCAGTTTCTACATAATAATCAATCATATCTAATAAAATGTCTACAAGCTCTTCAATTTCTAATTTTGTTGGGTCATATAACATATATACATCTTTCAATATATTCAAACTAGATATTTTAACTTTTCCCGTAATAATTTTATACGTAGTTTCAAAAGCTATATCCAATCCTGGTTCTTTTTCGCTATTTTCGTTAAACTGCTCCATGTTTTCCTTGTTATATTTTTCCCACATAATTAAAAATTTTAAGTTTTCCTCCATCCTCCGAAGCTTAGACGACATGCTTCTTCTACCGTTGGGTCAGGGTGCTTAATCTAAGCCGCCATCGCCATTTCAACTTGTTCGCCAGTTAATTGCGGTGAGTCTTCCTTATACCCTTACTATCTGTCAATTCCATAGCACCCCCATATTTTTGGTTTTATCCTAGTGGAGGTGGCGGGATTCGAACCCGCGTCCAAAATAGCAGCTAATATAAGTACTAATGACTCAAATATAAATATCATATATATGTAGCTTATTTACTACTCTTATTATATGACTTTCTTCTATAGTATTTCTTAGATTTTTTAGCCTGTAAGTTTTTAATCTGTAATTTTAATAAATCATTGATTAATAACTTATCTTCTAGCAAATGGCTTATTGACTTATATCTTTTTGTAAGATATAGTGCAGTAAGCAATGCTCCTAAGAATAAACCTATAATTAATGTTAATAATTCTGTCATTTTTTAACTCCTTTTTTTAGTAGCTTAATTTCATGCTATATCCATCAGGTGTTCCTGAATTCAAATCTAACATTCCCATTCTTAATGCTTTTTTATAAGTGTTTTGAGCATCTACACATTCCTCTATAAGCCTATTAGTTTCTGAATGTGTTAATTCGAATTTTTTACCACCTATATTTAACGTACAGATTATAGGCTGATTAGCTTCACCTTGAGGATTTTTTGCTTTTGAACCTTTCATAAGTGTTGTACTAATACTACCCCATAATTTTCCATATTTTTTAGGATTGAATGGTTTTTTCTGATTGTGTTTAATTGGTAATTGATTACCTGGTCCAGTTCTATTATATTTAGACATTTTTTATTTAGCTATAAAGTTGCAACCTATTAATTATGCTTACTCTTTAATTTGGATTTTCAGCTTACCTCCGGTTTGTATTATTTTAGTAATTATTTTAATTATTTATTTATTACTTAATAATTTATTAGTTTCTAAAATTAGTAGTTTACTACTATTATTAGTTTTAGTACTAATATATTAAAAATTTCCGACATAAAAAAATTATATCAGAACTATTTTACTTAAATGGATAAAGACCTTCTAATAATTGCAGCATATATAATTCTATCAGCTGCTGCTTATGTTCTATAGACTCATCTTTACACATTATTTTATCTATATAATTACAGATATGACTATCACCTTCTAAAATTATAGCGTCTGCTCTATATAAATCTGTTACGCCTCGACCTCCATCCTGCTTGAATGCAGATACAATTCGTTCTTTGTCAATATATCTTTTATTGAATCCCATTTTATTTTCCTCTCTCTAAATAGTTTTGCCACCATCCTGCTATCAGGAATAATGTTGTGAAACTTACAAACATATATAATATAAACCAGGGTGTGTAAGTTATTTCACCGTGTATTAATACTGGACCTAACATAACTAGCATCCAAAGTAAGAAAAACACAAATGGATTTCTTTCCATTTTCTTTTCCATCTTTATAGTACGCTCTGTATTTATTAATCTCGATAATGCGTCTTGCATATCTTTACCATACGCAGGTTGCTTATGTATTGTGCCGTCCATCTCAGCGATCGTTACCATATATTTTAGATAACCTGGATTCTTTTTACTTTTTTCTACTATCTTACATTCGATAGCTCTACGTTTTGTGTATTTACTTTTACTCATAATTATTTTAATTTATTTTTTCTATAGCAATAATCCATATTTAGATATATTACTGATTGTTGTGAATTTCTTGCTTTACCTACCATTCGTGTTGGAGCAAGGTCTGATTCTACTTTAGTACCCGACCAAACAT